AGTATGAACCAAATGAAGTGTTCACTTGGTCGAACCCACAGGTCACCGACACGCTGACCGCTCCTTGGCGTTTCAGCATGGACCATATGTCGTGGACCGATCAGGAAATCGAACTGAACGAAGGCGATGCCAAGGTCATGTACAAGCGCGTGAAGCGCATCAAGGAAATGCGTATGTGGACTTCCATGCTCAACGGCATGGAAAACGATCTGTGGGCATCAGCATTCAATAACTACAACAACATGGAAAATGGTGGCAAGGAGCCGTACTCGCTTCCTGCATTCATTACCGAAACTGTTAACACTGATCTCACCTTTGGTGAGCGTGGTGGTTCGGCATGGCTTGCAACACAGTCAAGTGCTCCAAATATCTTGGGCATTAACCCAGCAACTGATCCACGTTGGTCAAATCAGATTTCTTTCTACAAGAAGTCAGGAACTGCAAATGACGCAGCAAGTCCAATGGCTGCTGGTGATTACACTGGTCACAATGCAAACGCATCGATTGCTCGCTCTGTGTTTAGCCTGTTCGGCGCGTTTGACGATATGTTCTTGAAGGTTCAATTCAAGTCACCGCTTACTCAGAAGCAGTACTTTGAAGAGACGAACTTCAATCGCCAAATGATCTTGTGCTCAAAGGACGGCATTAACCTTTACAAGCGAGCACTTCGTGACAGCAACAATTTGTTGGTAAGCCAACAGGATTCGGCGTACAACACGCCAACCTACAGTGGTATTCCTGTTGAGTACTGTGCCAACATGGATACCGCTGCGATCTATCCTGCTGTTGCTTCTGGATCGACAGTTGCTGATACTTTGGCTGGTCGTAACGGAGATACCGTTGTTGCTAACGGAACTGAATTTGCATTGAACACCATTGATAAGGGTTCTCGTTTCTGGTTCGTCAACGGTCAGTACATCACTCCTATCTATCACTCGACTCGCTACATGAAGAAGCATGATGTCATGCGTCACCCAAATCAGCCGTTCAGTTGGGTTCAGCCTGTTGACTGCTGGTGGAACGTGTTCTGCAACAGCCGTCAGCGTCACGGCATCGTTGCTCCTATCGCTGTCGCCTAACACAATGGGGGGGTGGGTCATCCCACCCCCTTCTCTCACAATTTACAAAAGGATTCATAATGTCAGTTCTTCTCAACTCTCCGAATCAGGGCACTATTGGTATTCAGCCCCGCTCGGTGATCGTTCGTTGCCGGAATGCCGAATCGTCTACGGCAATTGCTCAGTACGACCTTGTTGTTCTTGATGTTACGCAGACCAGCACCGACAGCGGTCAGGGTTCGGCTGCTGTTGGTTCAGCATCAAACAGCAAGTTTTCAAACGTGAAGTTGTCTCTTGCTGCGGTTAGCGCCACTGTTGATAGTTCCGGTATTTACGGCGTGGCTCAGGAAGCCATTGCAGCAGGCGGCACTGGCAACATCTTGTTTGCTGGTGTCACTCTTTGCAAAGCCGTGTCTGGTACTTACACGCAGGGCGAAGTAGTTGGACTTGTTGCTAGTTCTGGTGGTGCTGGAGCAGTTGCCCGTATCTCGGTGACCCAGCCTATTGGTATGGCACTTACCACTACTGGCGCGTCTTCTACGCAGGCGACGATTTTGCTGGATGGACGTATTTCTTACGCAGTCACTGCCACTTCGTAATCTGATGCCACAACTCACCACTGGACGGGGAAACCCGTCCAGTGGATTTCAATGCTGATCAACAAGGACATCAAATGATCTTTACTCCATCGGCGAATGTGCTCGGCGTACAGCCAATGAGTTACACGACACAGTGTGTTGTCCGCACTGCAAATGTTGCCGTTGGCGATGTTGTTGCCACCTCGTTTCTGCATGGCAGTGTGGTTGTTGATCCAAGTTTGGGCTATGACCCACTGTATGTCTTCAACTCTGTTGCTCCAGCAGACGGCGATCTTGCAAACTTCAATGGTTACATTGGAGTTGTCACTAGTCTGGATCGCGCTGATGGAACTGTTGGCAAGACAGTCACTGTCCAGTTTGGTGGAATCGTCACTGCTAAGGTTATTTCAAGTGCGGCATTGGCTGTTGGTGCATTGCTTGAACCCGGCAATACGGCTGGATCGTTTGTTGATCTAGGAAGTGTTGGTTCTGGTTCACAAGCAGCAGCAGTTCTTATGGAAGCAGTTTCTGCCGCGTCAACAGGGCAACGCCGCGTCTTTATCCCGCTGCAATATTGGTTCCGTGATTAGAGCGTTTGATGATTGATTAAACCCGTCCAGTGGACTTCAATGCTTTACTACAAAGACCTGACGAACCATGTGTTGCTTGCCATTGGTGGTCGCCCATCAACAGCCGCTGGTCAGACTGTCGCAGAACGACAGGCTGAGATCATCAATCAGGCTGGTGAGCATCTGTTTGGCTACCAGTGGACGTTCAGGCAAGCCACCGCAATGCTGTCAACGGTTGCAGCCTTGCCCTATGTGGTGCTGCCTGCTGACTTTTCTGAACTCATTGCCGCTTGGTGTGGGACACTGCCGCTCTTAATCACTAATCAGGACGAAATAGAGAACAGTCGTTCGTCTGACTTCGATAGTTACGGTACGCGAGGGTACGTGAAGGCTGTTGTGCCTACGAATGCTGCTCCAACACAGTCGTATCAGTTGCAAATCTATCCAACTCCTGAAAGTAACGAAGCAAACAAGATCAAGATCACGTATCGCACTGGCTGGCAGCGCGTATCGACTGCAAATCTGCCCACGGATGTCATCTCAATCCCTCTTTATCTAGAGGCTTTGCTCGTTCTCTACGTCCGTGCGATCACTGAGTCGTATGAAGATGGGCAACAGTCTCAACGTCTTGCAGAAATTGAGGCTGGACCACTCTTTGGTACTGCACAGCGTAAGGACGGGATGCTGCAAGCACACTTTGGTCAGTTGCGACCAAACGTTTGGACAAACAACTATCGAAACAACGGCGGGTTTGTAATGACGAACACCGTTCCTAATCCCAGTTAAGGATCCACTATGACATTTGCACCGATTCAAAATCGTCTTGGCGTACAACCAGTAGGAACAACTGTTACCTGCGTGAACAAGTCTGGTACATCGGTTGCCATTGGCGATCTTGTCATCACCTCGTTCATCCACGCTGGAGCGGTCGTTAACCCTGAGCAGGCTGCGAATACGTCTTATGTATTCAATTGCATCCGTAAGGCTGTGTCTACAGAGACTGGCAACACTGGCTACCTTGGCGTGGTCACAGGTCTGATGACTGGCGCAGGCGACAACGGTCGCGAGGTGCAGGTGCAGTTTGGCGGTATCTGCCAAGCGAAGGTTGTGGTCAATGCAACAGTTACTTCAGGAACGCTCCTTGGTGTATCGAATACGGCTGGCGTGTTGTCAAACGCCGTCAGCACATCTAACTATTCAGTGACATTGATGGACAATGCGGCGGTTGCTGATGGAACAGCACTCAAGCGTGTCTATATTCCAACAGAGTATTCGTTCAACGGTCGTGATATTGTTTACAATAGTGGGTTGCAATCGTTTATGGACGTTGAAACCGTATCGGGATCTTCGCTTGTTGGTACTGCTGTTGCTCGCGCCTTGCGTGGCGAACAGTCGCTCACGATTCTCATTGATGGCGACAGCAACGAGAACATCGGTGCGTCTGGTTACATGAGCCGGGGAGCGCGTAACTTCTCGCTCCTTGCAGCACAAGATGCTGGTCTTGTTCGTTCTGGATTTATTCCATGTTATGGAATTGCTGGCATTTATACAGCCGTTATGCCTGTGCGAGCAATTGGAACGAATGGTGCAATAATTACTCTTGACCTTGATATCATTGCAAGTGGAAAACTTGCGGCTTTAACACCAAAACTTCCTGCCGCATGGCTAAACGCTAGTGCAAATCCTATTTATGTGGCTCCATCCACAACGGCAACCAACGGAATAATTGCTGGCTTGCAAGCGTTTGGAACTAATATTGATCCAAAATATGGCGTTGGTGCTGGTCCTGAAACTCCGTGGTGGAATCGCACGGAAGGCGAAACGTATTGCGATGTCTATTGTCTTCGATGCAACGAAACCGGATTCGGTGCTGAAATTATTGTGCGCGTAACGCCGACAGACACTCTGCAAGGTGCAATTACACCAGCCCCTGCGCTTGTAACCTATACCAGCGGAAGTGGTGGTATTCCAGCAGCAAATTTAACATCAGAAGATATTGCTAATGGAACCGTAGTTGTGGTGCGCGTCCCAGTTACTTTCAACAACGGCGGACTGAAAAATTGCGCGCAAATAAACATAAACGGATCTGGCGGAAAGGTTGCCGTATGTGGCGTTGAATTTGTTCGTCCGAATGCAAAGGGTTTGTCGTTCTCTGTTGTGTCAGGACGCAGCGGATACAAACTAGCAAACTACGTCAACGACCATGCGGCTGCTGGTCCGGTCTACAAAGTATTTGCTGATCGGATTCGCGCCGATGGTGGCGAGGTGGCATATTTGCCACAGGCTTGCGTAAACGATGCTTATGTTCAAAATAACTATCCAAAAAGTACGGCGACAGAATACAAAGCGATTGTGCAATCTCGCATTGCCCAAGTTCGTCAGTCCTCATGGCTTGGCGCAAACACTCCAATCATCTTGGTTGCTGCTCCCTACCGCGACAGCGGCACAGATAATGCAGATGCTCAAGACGCAGCATACGATCAATACCCTTCTGCTCTTCGTGACATTGCAACACAAAATACATCGGGAATCATTGCTCTTAATGCTCGGAAGTACCTACACAAGTTGGGTCTAAATCGCGGAAGTGAAACGGTGTATTACAACGGGTCGGTAATGACCTTTCCAAGTTCGGCTCGCGGTGGCGGTGTTGGTGGTCAAGAAGGCGTTGACCAATGGCGGCTCAATGCTCTTAACCCAGTTACCCCGTTGGTCAATTATTCATATCTCGCAGGAACCATTGTGTCGTTCCCATCACTTGGAACGATGCTTTGCACGGCTAATGTGGCGAATGAACACCCAGTTGCTGGTGGTGGCGCAAACTACACCAAGTGGCAAGCAAGGCGGCAATGGCTTTCGTATGCAGCACCAACCGTTACAGAACCACTAAAGACGGCAAACGACAGCATTACCAACGGAACAAACCTCATAAATATGGACAACGTCCACTTTGGCGGTGCTGGTATGTTCAAAATACGAATGGCTGAAACAACTTTGATTCTGCAAGCAGCCGCAATGCTTCGATAATTAGTTCCTTATAACAATATATTTGCAATTAAATACATGAGTCCACAATCCACAACCAAACTGTTCAATCTGGAAAAAGCCCAGTTGACTCTGACCATCCTCCTCATTCTCGGCGCGGTTGTTTACGTTGGTCGGCGGTTGGAGTCCGATGATCGCCAACAGCGTCTGTTGGAAACGATTGCTGGCGATATCAACCTGATCAAGGATCGCAACGCTGATGCCAGTGCGCAGATCCGTGTGATCGGCGAGCGCGTCTCGCAGGTCGAGAAGCGGCTGGAGCGGATGGAAACGCGCCCATGAAGTGCCTGCTCGTTGCTGCGCTGGTTCTGTCAGGCTGCTCCCCAGTAGCCCGTATCAGTGCCAACAGCAACGAGATCCGGACTGAGGCGCAACTGCTCATTGATCATGGGCAGGCAACAGGCGATACGGTGGTGGTCGCAGGCGCGACCCGGATTGACGGTCTGGCGGCAGGGATCCACGCCCAATTGCCGGGAGTGGAGGACAAGACTCCGCCTTGGATGGCACTGGCAGGTTGGATAGCAGTAGCGGTAGTTGCGATAGCAGTAGTGATCATTCTGTTCCAGACAGGGTTTGGTACTGCTATCAGAATTGCGATTGGTTGGATTCCTCGTAAGCCTCGGCAAGAGGCGGAGTTAGCGGCGAATATGCTAGACCCAGACAAACCAGAGAACGCTCGCGAATTTATAGCAGCCCGGAGAGCCTCTGATCCATTTTTCAATGCGGC